AAAGTCTTTCTTATTTCCATATGTAATACGATTATTATTATAAGGATCTTTTGCATAGAATGTATAGATTGTGTTACTCAATTGATTGTGTTTTTTAAGCAAGGTATAAAATAATAACCTATGCCAACTAGGATTACGATTCAAACAACTATAACGATACTGTTTAGTATCTTGTGTAAGATCGGGTAACTTTTGATTTTTAAATGCAAAAAGCCAACTAGGATATACAATCTCAGTTAGCTCACTATGCGTTGATGTTTGAAATTTGCTAGTTAATAAAAAACTACAAATACTTTTATTTGTTACCCAAGTATTAAGTTGGCTTGGTAATAAACAATCATGTATTGGATCTGCAGAATGATCAAATACTATTTGTTTAATATGTGTATGTTCGTCTAACAACTTGTTTGAAATAATTTCTATTTCACTAATACTTTTCATGTTAACAGAAATAAACAAAGTTGGTTGCATACACTTCTCTAACAGAGGATTAAGTTGAACTGGAATTTTTCCAATCCTATCATTATAGTATACATGTTCCATATGAGTATTTAAGTTTATAGGAAGTTCAGTCAAAGAAACAGGTCCCGAAGGACCTGTTTTATATAAGTTTTTGTAGTCTTATGAGAAAGACAAGTTAGTAATAGCAATCTCACCTAAGTAATCACCAGCGTTACCAAAAGATGACGCAGTGTTTGTTAACTCGATATAACCATATCTAGTCATAAAACTTACTACTGGCTCAAATGATGACGGATCTAAGACAACACCTGAACTCATCAACGGTACATAAGGACAGTAGAAAGCTGGAGCGTCAGTTTCTGATGCGCCTTTATATCCTACTAATACTGGTGTTGCGTCGTTTGCATAACTATCACAGAATATTCTCATAGTACCGTTTAATGTACCTACAAACTTAGTGTTTGTTGGTGCTTCAAAAGTACCTTCTGTTGTTCTAGCAAAAGCTGAAGTTGTAGCTGATTGTAGAACTGTTAATGCTGCAGGAGAAACAACTGCATAGTTACCTGCACCACGTCTTGTACGTTGTGCAATTAAGTTAGCTGTTCTGTTTATTAATACTGCTAAAGCGGCATGTTCATCACCAACGAAAGTAGCAGTACCTGATACTGCAGCTTGGTTAAATGTGAATTCAGTTGCTGCTAATGTACGTAGAGATAAAAGAATCTCTTGATCAATTTCAGCAGTAATCTCTTGAGCCAATGCGGCCATGATTTCTGCTTCTACATCGATACCGTGCATTGCTTGTGCATCTTGAGCTGCTTCAAAAGTCCAACGTGCTTGTAGCTTACGAGTTTTTGCTTCAACTGTTTGCTTTAAGATCTGAACTGAAATATTACGTCCACCTGATCCTTCAAGTATTGCAGTATTTGCACCGGCATAGTTTGCCTGGGCTGCTGCTACTACACCAGCTGCAACTGTTGTTGCACTTGAGTATGCTTGTGCAATCTTAAATGGTGATAACGCTTCTTCACCAGCAACTGTTGATGTTGCGGCAATTGAGTTATCAGTCATTGCGTTAGCATAACGTACTCTTAGTGTGTGAATTTGTCCAACTGGACCTGTCATTGGCTGAACACCAACTAATTCGTTAGCAATAACTGTTGGCATAACACGTCGAATAACAGGTAAAATAACTCTGTTTAGTGTTGCAATGTTACCTGAACTTGTTGATCCTGCAGTTGCATTCTCAGCTAAGTGCTTGCGTGTGTTTTCTAAAACAACGCCCATTGTAGAGCGACGAGTTCCTTGTAAGCCTTCTAGGAGGGCTTCCTTGGTCTCACTCCATCTGTTTTCTAGTAGTTCTTGTGACATCTCTGTCTCCTTTTTCTTTTAGTTTAAAGCCCTGCTAGGCGTTTAAGTTCAATAACATTATTAGTGTTATCATCACTCTTTACAGCTTTTGCAGTTTTGTTACCAGTTTGTTCAGTAAGTGCAGTAGCTTTTTTAACTGCTCTTGCTTCACTTAACACGGCTGGCAAATATTTTTCGAAAGCGTTTTTCAAACGAGATGTTTGAACGTTTTCGAGTAGATTAGTCATAACAGATCTCTTCTCATCGTTTAGAGGAGACAGAAGTTCGTCCAATGTAGCATCACGCTCATTGGCTTCTTTAATGACTTTAATCTGGTGGTTCTTATTCTCAATAAGCTTCTTAGCTTGATGTTGAATTTTGATAGCTTCGGCTAACTGTTTATCTTTTCTAACAACAGCTGCATTCAATTTACGTACTTCTGCATTTTCATTTAAATGAGTAGCACCAAATTCAGTAGCATATGCTTCAAAGATACGACGACCAAAATTGTTCTCTCGAGCAGATTTGATGTCTTCTTTTAGTTGGCCCATTTCAGCCTTAAGATGTGTAGAAACAGTTGAAGACATCTTCTTAGCAGATTCTTTTATAAATTTGCTCTTTAGATTATCAAGTTGTCCACGTGCATTTCTAACAAGTCTAACTTTAGTTTCCACTAAGTCTTTCTTATCAGATGCGAACTCTTTGATTTCTTCAGCCAATGCACCAACAACAAATGATTCTAATTTCTCAAAACCAGTTTTTGATAATATACGATCCTTGTGTAGTTCACGTAGTTCTTCTGACAGTTTTTGTACTAAAAAGCCGTTAAACTTGTTAGCATTTTCTGTCATTGACTTGTTAAACTTCACACGATCGTTTGCAAGTGCTTTTTTCTCTTCACTTATTTGAGAAATTTCAGTTGCAAGGCCGTCTGTTACCATTTTATCTAGGGCTTCTACCATCACAGTCTTATCGTGCTCATAGCGTTGTGCAAACTCCTCACGAAGTTCACTACGTACTGTTTCCTTAGCCTCTACCAATTTTGCTTCCCATTGTTCAGCAATAGCTTGGCGAGTATCTTCGTTAACAAGATCGCTATCTAGTAGTGGTTTAATAGCATCTAACATGCGATTCTCCTAAATCTTTAGGTCCCTGATTAGACGAGAAACCTCATCTTTCAGGTACTTTTGTATTTTGCCGTCTTTCCCAGACTCGCGGGCCATTTCTAAAATGTGATGTCCATGTCTCATGTTCATCATTCCTTCATAAATTGCCTTTGGATATGCACCAGGTGCACTGGGTTGGGCGACCACATCTACAGTGACAATCTCAAAGTCACTGACATGTCCATTATGTGGATCAACATTACCTGATCCACGACTCGATACTCCCAATCTCACGCCAGACTGTAGCATAGTTTTCACTAGCTCGCCCATTGGAGTTGGAAGAATTTTTAGTTTTCCGTAACCGTTTGGTCCGTCCATCCACATGTTAGTAATCATGTGACACACACGGTCTAAATTAATTTTAAGGTCATCTGGATGATCTACTTCACCAAGAACACTATTACCTTCTTTAATCTGCTCATTCAGCGTACTAACTGCTTCTGAGATTTGATCTACAGGGTAAATTCGTTCATTGGCGTTTTTAACACCACCTTGTATGCAGATGCCTTCCATGTAAAGCTCCTTACCATCTTTGCCCTCGACGACTTGCATCTTCGCAGATTCGAAAGTAAGGTCTTCTCTTAGGTATAGCTGTCCCATATACTCGGTCCCTAACTAATTAATCAATAACACTTTTAGTGTTAACACCGGCTGCTTGTGCTAAATCAGGCTTAGTAGCTGGCTTAACGTCAGGCTTTGTTGTGTTATTTTGATCACTATATTTTGGTGTTGGACGACCTTCTTTGCCTTTGTTTCCATCATCAAAGTTTACTGGCTTTGCATCCATTCCTACTTGACCTGAGTTTGCATTGTATGGTGACTTACTAGCTGGTGATGTTGTTACTGGCTTTGGTGCTGGAACTAAATCTACGTTCTCATTAAAGCCTTCAACTTCTACGTTAACATCAATTGGCTCGTCCATTTGATCTTGCATAGCATCCATGTCATCCAT